CGGGTCGTCTCACGACGATCAGCCACAACAGCTCTCCGCTGCTTTAGGGCATGAGAGTCAATTCTCGAATACCCACGGCCCTATGGCGGGCCAGGAGTCAACCACACGGTAACCATACTTGGGAGACGATTTCAAACCGTCTTCCTTATACGGATGGTACGCCGGAGCGTCGGTGACATCAATATCACCAAAACGCATAGAGTGCACAGTGAAACTCGGGTCTCTTACGTCCGAGAACTTCCTGAAGCTCTTTTGGTATTGCCAGATGAGATACCTGGAATCCTCTGGAGGGGATACGGGACGATTGCTCATCTCCGCAGTGCGGGCAACGTAACCAACTCTCTGATTTCCCAACCGTATCGCCTTTGGGACGAAGGGAAGGTAAGGGTCAGAATCCGAGGCAACGGAGGGTACCGTCTTCGGACCGGCATTTTTAGTGCCGTTAGTATACCGAACAACCGGATGGGCTTCATCGAAGTCCTTAATCAGCCCGTCATTGGCCTCACCGTAGGGGATAGCGCTTGCGCGACACCTTTCGGGGAGGTTGCTGACGATCCAGTCATACACCGGCTTCACACGTCCGTCGCGACCGAACCCCGGTAAAGAGGCCCAGCGCAGGAGGTTATTAGCCAGGAGTATTTGTTGGGAGGGGCAGTCAATGTCCCCATCAACATAGAATGGTGTGACATCCACTCCATTGAGGTAGTGCTTTCCGCAAGACTCGCGGAATAAGGGTCCTGACGTGTTCCAGAATGATTTCGACATGTTAAGGCGAAACCCCACGGAGTCAAAGACCTCTCGTAGAAGCGGAACGGCATCGCTAGGAATAACGATGTCGTCGCCATAACACGAGACCTGGTCCTCAGGGAGCCCAAGAGAGGCGCATACCGAGCAAGAGAGCACATAGAATATGAGTGTCTCAAGCTCAAACGTATACCCGTTCCCCATAGAGCTGAACAGCTCATAGGAGTGCATAACGCCGTCTATCAAACCCTGCTCTGTACGAAGCATGTCCATAACTTCGTACCACTGCCAACTGCGATCGCGCGTCCGGTTCCGATCTCCGATCAGTAACCAAACAAGCAGTCGAACAACGCTATTGGACGCGTTGGCGACATCGACTGTGGCGACGGTTCCGTCAATGGATCCCCGTCGGGCGAGGTTTTGGTTAATTGACTGCCGCTGGAGGTTTACACCTGCAGCATAGAGCTTGATGCGCATCCCTCTTCCTACCCCTAGATCCATATAGGAGTTCATACAGGGCTGTGGAGCAACAGTTCTCCCAGTCAACGCGTTCTTGGTAACGCAGGTGATCACGTCATAATCGCAGATTTCCAAAGCTGCGAGCGGATTGCTTGCTTTCCACCCGATGGCCTTAGCCCATAAGGGCATACGGCCGATGAGTCGATGG